CCACGCCCGCTCCCAGCACCAGCACCACCAGCGCGCCGCCGACCCAGGGCGCGGCCATGCGCCAAAACGGGTTCACGGCTGCACCTGTGCGGCCGCCTGGCGGTAGAGGTCCGGCCAGGTTTGCGGATGCGGCTTGCCGGGCCGCCAGGTGCGCAGGTACAGCTCCCAGCCGGCGCTGGCGTCGCCCACGGGCGGTAGCGCCTTGGGATCGGTCCACAGCAGCAGCCGCGCGACGCCGGCGGCCAGCACGTCGTCATACTCGAGCGCGGCATAGATGGCGTCAGGGTCGCAGGCCACGCTGCGGGCCTTACACAGCGCCGCCAGGCGGTCCTTGCTCGCCGCGTGCAGGAACACGCCCCACACGCCGCCGCGGCTTGCGCGCGTGCCCTTCTCGAACTGCCAGAATCCTCGCGCCGGGCCGACGATCTGGCGCCTGTGCACGAAGCGGCTTTCTTGCAGGCCGATGGCCAGCAGCATGACGCGCGCCGCCGGCGTGTCCATGCGCGCCGGCAGCAGCGCCAATGCGGGCGCGATCGCGCTCGTTATGATCGTCTTCAATTCCATCATTGCCTCACGTTCACGATGCACGCGACATTGCCTTGCGCGCGATAGACGAGGACCGCCAGCAGTAGCGCCCCCACGGCCTGCCACACAGTCACCTGTTCATGCTGTACAAGCACATCCAGCGCTTGCCCGCCGGTGCAGACGATCAGCAGGTAGGCCACCCACGACATACCGCGCCGGAACCGCGCGCCGTTGCGCCGGTAGAGAAGCAGGCGAACAGCCGAGGCAACATTCGCCACGACAAAAAGAAAGGCCACCAACAGGTGGTGGCCCGAATCGATCACTGCTGCGGCTTGCATATCAGCTCCCCTTCCTGAACACCGAGAAGTCCAACGCCTTAACCTTCTCGATCGCGGTCAGCGCCACGGTGACGACAAGCGCGGCGGCGGCAAACGCCGCAATCGCGGTTTCTTTGATCGGCGTCAGCCCCACCACATCGGGCGCCGCCAAGTAGCCGATCACGACCGAGATTGCCCAATAAGCCAGGCGCGACAGTGCGCCGCCCTCCTTGCGCGAAACCACGAACAGCGACGCGCCGGCGAAGGCTCCGATCAGCGCATTTCCATCGATTCCCGGCAACAGCCCCGCGAGCGTCACGCCCGCGGCAGCTACCGCCACTACCCCCGTGCTTGCCGGTTCTGCCATTTCCCCTCCAGTACAAAAAAGAAAGGCCCGCGATAGCGGGCCGATGATGAATCGTCAAGGAATCGGCACAGGATCGGGCGGGGGGGCCATGATCAAGACGCCTGCTGCCGTCACGCCAGCAATCTCTCCTCCGGTTTCGCACCAACCTTCGTAAACACCTTCAGCCAGCTTGACTGCATCGGTTGGCATGCCCTTCTCTCCGTGAACCCCCCGGGAAAAAAAGCCTTTTCTTTCCTCGCTGTAGTGCATATCCATATCCTTCCCCTATCGACCGATAACTCGATACCTAACCACAACATTCCAAGGAGTCGACGTGGACGAGTTCCCTCTCCTTAGTGTCACCCCGGTGGCGGTCAAAGTATCAGTCATCACAGAGCAGCTAACCTGCGTCGGAGCAGGCGTTTCCACGGATACAGCGATACTCAGCGCATTGGCCGCGAATGCCATGGGAAACGTGACAACGGCGTCTGACGTGCTGTTCGCTGGCAACGTGACGAGCGGAACAACTCCCCATTGTTCAATGATGCCGCTCGGCAGAACCTGATATCCATTGAACGTCGCCGAATAGTTGGCACCCTGAAACGCAGCGCGAAGCGACGCAGGGCTGATAGTCACGTCGCTGCTCGTGAACGCTTGTGCTTCCGGCGTCGTAGCACGGCGCGAGATTCCAGACACCAGCGTAGTAGCTGGAGGAGATGCGACCCCAGCCACCGCCGACTGAACAAATTCCGTGGTCGCTAGCTTGTTCGTGTTGTCTCCATAATCGGGGGTCGGCGCTGCAGGCGTTCCGAGGAAGACCGGTGACGTCAGGCTCGCTAAGGCGCGCCAATTCACAGACACGCCGGCGTTCGGGTCAATCGTGTTGTTGTCGGCCTGGCTAACCCAAACCGTCAATCCATCATTCCCAATGATCAAAGCGCCTTTAGGGTAGCCGCCGATGGCCGCAGCAAACGCAGCGTCGAATGTATATCCGCCTCCGGCGTTGGCCCAACGCTGACCTTCGCTGAGAAAATTGAGGATGCCATTAAAATCGGCGCCGTACGGAGGCACACCACCAGCGGCCAACGGTGTCATCGTGAGAGGCGGGAACCCGTCAGTAAACGACGCGGCGCCGGGCTTTATGCTGATTTGGGAACTGACAGGAATGGTGTTCTTGGTGCCGCTCTTAGCAAAGGGCACAGCAGACTTGATGGGTGCGTTACTGGCTTGCATTTATAAGCCCCGAAGATGTGAAGAAGACGCCGGATCCGAACGGCTGCATAAGCCCTTCGTTGAAGCCGAATGTGGTGGAACGATCAACCTGCAGAACATTTGCCAACACTGCCGCTGGCTTCGGAATCGCGCCAGATTGAGTCAAGATAGCGATCTCGTATGGTTCGAGCGCGAACTCGAACACGTAGCGGAACTCCATGTTTCCCGTGTCGGAGACGTAGCAGCGCCCGCGGCCGGCAAAGAGGTTAGAAAGAAGCCGGTTCAGGCTAGGCGACGTGCAATCGGAGATGTTCGCCAGCGCCTTCACCAGGATGAGCTTGCGGTATGCGTCATCCGCCAGACGATAGGTCTGCGTCGCCTGTACGCCCGTGAAGAACGGCGCCTGGTTGAACGGCTGCCAACTGATCGCTTCTTCGTACCCCAGATAACTGACGTCTCCCGGCACCGTCAGCATGCGGCCGATGTCGACGATCTTGCCCCATATGTCCAGGCCGAAACCTTGCGCCGTCTCGACGTTCCAGACGAAGTCGTAGAACGCGTCGAAATTGGCGTCCGGGTTGATGTAGTCGTCCATGTTGTTGGCCAACTGGACGAGCGTCGGGCTGTTCGCATACTGGCTGATGATGGTCCGCGCCACCAGTCCGGGTTTCGGTTGCACGCTCATACCAAGGTCACCGAGATATCGGCAGCCGACACGGTCGGGCGCCGGTTGATGGGGACGGTCAAGCTTGCCGCAGTCGGGGTAACGTCTCCCAACAGCAACGAAAGGATCGACACCGACGCTCCCAGCAACGACACGGGCGCGTAAAAGCGGCTCGCGTAGATGGTGGACCCGATCCGCGCACGCTGCCCGCCGTCGGCGCCGTTGAAGGCGTCGATGATTGCCTGCTTGGTCAGGTCCACAATGTTCGACGGCAGCGCCGGATTGTTAGCCAGCTGCACCGCAAATTTTACCGGCAGCGCGGCGGGGGTTTCCCACTTCACGACATAGGACGGGTACGGATAGGAATAACCGTCCCGGTCCTCAACCGTGTAAGACGTGTTGCCGTTGTAGTCCGCGCCGTTGCTCTTCTTCCGCCAGATGGCCATGGCGATATCCGCCGCCTCCCCGCCGACCACCGCCACCCAGATGGAATGCGGCACGAGCGACACCCCGCCGATGGCCTGGGCGATCGACAGGTTGTTCTCCGTCACGTAGACGTCGATGACGCCGTCCAGGTTTGCGACCGCGGCGTAGATGGACGGCAGCGAGCCTCTCGCATTGAGCGCGACCGACTGGCGCCGGCGCTCCTCGAACTCGGCGCGCGACTCGACATTGCTGCCCACCGTGCCCGCATCAGCGTTCGAGACGGAGTCCCAGCCCGGGACGGCCTGGTAGATTTGATTCAACGTTCCCGCCGCGCAGCTGATCGGGCCGTTGACCGAGCAGGAGAATGGCAGGTCTATGCTGCCCGAGGGTGGGATGGTGCCGGCCTGCGTGCAGAGGTAAATACTGCCGTCGACCGCCTGTGCGCGGGCGCCCACCGGAATCTTGACGCCCGTCAGCCCCATGCAGGTCGCGATCACGGTGGTGGCCGTGCCAGGCTTGCGGTCCAGAAAATAGATGCGACCAATGGCGTCTTGCATCCGGCCGGCGGCGAAGGCCGGGTCCACCTGGTTCACGTAGGAGGCGAACTCGCTATTCTTGTCCCCGATGATCGCCGCCGTAGTGCTGGCGAGCTGGCCCTGGGGCGTCTCCAGGTTCTTGTTCAGGCCGCCACCGAAGGCGCTGTCCATGTCCGCCAGCACGCCGGCCAGGATCTCGGATTCTTGAGGCAATACGAGGCCTTCCGGCGTGAACTGCACGCGCGGTACTTGGGAGGTAGCCATGGGGTCCCTAGAAAGTGATGGTCGACGTCGTGCCGTTGGTCAGCGTGACTTCGACATAGCCGCTCAGGCGGCGATTCTCGAATGCGGTGATCGTTGGCACGGCATCGACCACGTCCGGCACAGTCAAGGCCGCGGCGCGCAGCCGCTCGCGCACCAGTGCCAGCGGCGGCAACTGGCCAAGCGCCTCTGTCCAGTACGGAATGCCTTTTGCCGTGTCATAGAACAGCTCGCCACGAAAGAGCTTGATGGCGCTGGCGACGTCCTGAGCCAAGGCGTAGGGGTTCGATGCCATCGCGATGTTTCCGGCCGCATCCAGGACAAGATCCCACACGGTCCGGTCCAACAAGAGGGTATTCATCAGTTCGGTGTCCCGGTGTTCGCGGGGCCCGTCTGCACTCCAGGATGGGTGTGCGTCGAGCCGACGTCCTTGCCGTTGTTGCGCAGCGTGCCGAGCGTTTCCATGTTTCCCTGCCAGGTCGAGGTGCCACCGTATGAGCCGGCCCCCTGTTGCACCGTGCCATTCAGCACGATCTGGGGCGAATTCAGGGCGCACTGCTCGCTGGCGTTTACCTCGACGCTGGGCGCCACCACGGTCACCTTGGCCGGCGACACCACGTTGATGCCGCCCTCGGTGAACTGCACATACTGCACCGGCGCGCCGTTGAGCAGGCCACCAAAATAGAGGCCGTCGGCCATATCGTGCGTCCGCCAGGACCCGGGGTTCGCCTGCTGCTTGCTCGCCTTGACCGCCGACAAGTCCCGGTTCGCGAACGCCGCCATCCCGATGTCCCCGACCTTGGGATCGAGAATCACGGCGTCAGTGCCGCCCTGCAGCCGGAAATACGGCAACTGGAACAGCTGGCCATGCGGCAGCGCATTTCCGTTTCCGTCCAGCTGGTTGACCAGCGGCTGCACGTCGACAAAGCCGACCGGCGACACACCGCCGTTGTTCGTAACCGCGATCACACGCACCAGCGTGCAGGTGTTCAGCCGGTTCAGCATCTGCGCCACCAGGAAACTGATGGCGCCGAAGTCCTGGGACCCGTCGGCGGCCGTCGCCTGTCCGCTGTACCCGAATTGAGGATCAGCCATTTACCGGTCTCTGACACACGATTCTCGACACCCAGGCACCGCCCGGGACCTCCGCCTCAAGCTGATGCACGAGGCTTACTACCGTCCATTCCCCATGGGCCGCCTCGATGACCGAAATCACCTGCACGCGGTATCCGAGCCCCAGTTGGGGGGTGTACAGCACGGTAAACTCCACGCCCCACCCAGTGAAGCTCGGGTAGCCCACCAAGTTGTCGCCCGCCTGAATCAGAACAGGTTCATCGACGCGCGCACCGGCTTGCGGCCAAATTGCCAGAATCCCGCGGTCGATCGTGTAGTTGAACCGCGCCGCGCGAGCGCAAGCTTTCAGTTGATCCAGCGCGGTGCCGGGGAAATAGGGATTGGACAGAGCCACATCCACTCCGTTGTTCTGGAAGGCCAGATTCATGACCTTGGCCAGGTCCTGCGCGACGGTTGCCGCCTGTATCGCTCCCCGGTAGCTACGCGCGTTGATTGGCTTCACTGCCTCGAACGCTGCCGCGAGCGCCACCACATTGAAGACCACCTCGGGCGCCTGGTTGTAGTCGGCCCAGGCCTGAGAAATCGTGCCCTCATACACCACGGCCAGCGCGTCGCCACCCACGTCTCCTGCCGCGACCAGGATGCGGTTGTTCCGCCGCTCGGTCGGGATAGGTCCAATCACCGTCAGCTTGTTGATCATGTCTTGCGACAGGCCGAAGATGCGCAGCTGCAGCTGGGCCTGGGCATCCCCGTTGTAGGCCACGACGGCCGCCTGCACGCGGTATCCCGACAGCGTGACTGCCGGCCCCGTGTTGTCGCCGAATTGCCCCTCGGCCAGGTTGATGGTCACGTCGATCCGGCGTTTGACGAAGCTCATAGGTCTGTACTTTCTCGATACATCAACTGGAACCGACCCCCAAAGCCGGTGTAGACGGGATCGTCGCGGCCTTGGACGTCGACGAAGGTCAGGTCCCCCACAAATCCGCTGTAGGTCTCCCGGATCAGCCAGACGCGGTCATGGCAAAGCACCGCCATGGCGACCGGTTCGTGATTCACCTGCAGGTCGAGGTACACCCCCGTGGACTTTTGGTAGACGCTGACCTGACAGTTCTGGCCGCCCAGCACCACGCTGCAGGCCTGCGCCGGCACGGCGCGCAGTGGGATCTTCCTCATTGAAACTCCGTCGTCAGTATCAACGGCACGCCGGGCTCGGTGCCAAGTGGGAAGCTTTGCACCTGACCGTTGTTCTGTTCGCCAGCGCCGTCCGGCTCCGCGGTGCTGTTGAAAGCTGCCTGCGCCGTCTGCCGCACTTCCTCGACATACAGGTCCACGATCAACTGGCTGGGCCCGGAGCGGGTGTTCCGCTCGTAGGAATACGCCACCACGTTGGCCGACGGATAGACGATTTCCGGAGTCACCACTGAGAACAAGTCAACGCTCCCCTTCAGACCCTCCAGGGTGGTCAGCAGGTCGCCCCGAGATGTCGTGTCTCCACTAAGGGCGAATCGCAGCACCGCGTCGAAGGGCGTGTCCACCTTGTTGAAGGACGAAAACGAGCCCTGCTCCACCGGAAAGCTCGAGATCCTCGATCCGTTGCGAAAGCGGATGCCCAGGAATGCGTCGAACTGCAGGGCCAGTTGCCCGTCCTGGTCATACAACCCCCATCTCGGAATGCCGAAGATCAGCGCGGCGAGCGCGCCGAGACCCAAGTTGGCCAGTTCGGACACCGAAGGTATCGTCAGTTCGCGCAGTACCGCCGGCACCCCGGGAACCTGAGGGACGTTCGGGAATGGAATCAACGGCATCAGAAGGCCCCAGTATTTGCCTGGCTTACCAGATTTTGGCTACCGCCCAGCACGCCCAAATCTCGGGCAATGCCTTGGCCGTCAGTCGCCGGTGTATGCACATGAACATCCCCATGAATATTGACCTCGTGGTTGTTCTCGGTGTTCATGGGCATAGGCTTAGGCAAAGACTGTGCCAAGGGTTGCGCAGCCTGGACCAGGTTCACGGCCCCCAAAGCGCTGTTTTTCAACGCGTCGGCCTGCGCCAGCCTCGCCAACTCGGTCGCCACGGCGGCGCGCTCATCAGCCCTGATCTCCTTCTTTGCTGGGATCTCGAAATCGGTGGTCACGATGCGGCTCGCATCCTCCACCGACTTGGATGCGCGCAGGCGATCGCCGGCGCCCTTGTGGGTATTCCGCAGTTCCCAGTCCACAAATGCATACTGCTGATCGCGCGTAGCATTCATTATGTCCACGCCCATGACGCGCTTGAACATCTCCACCCGCTCATTGCGCCACTGGGCCACCCCGAACGCCGTGCCGCTGTCGCCAACAGCGCGGTGGTCGAGCCTGCCCCCGCTCTCCGCCTGCAGGTTGTTGACGATGCCGATGGCCTGGCTACGCGACCATCCCATCTTTTCGAACTTCTCGATCGCGTCTTTCGCATCCGGCGTCAACTCGGCTTTGGGCTTGCTCTTTAGCCAATCCGGAGTGATCGCATCCTTCGCCGCGTCCATGCCGGCCTTGACGGGATCGCTCGAACTGCTGATCTTGTCGCGCACTTCCTTCGGCACCAGCTTCTCGATGAGCGAAGTCAGCGCCTTGAGCAACTGTTCGAAGCCGGAAATGAAGCTCTTTATCCCGTCGTTGATGGCGCCGCGGTTGCGGATGATCCAGTCACCCAGCTCGATCAGCTTTTCAACAAGGAAGTCGAATGCCGGCATCATCGCCGTCAGCACGTTCACCCCTACGCTCGACAGCTTGTTCATTGCCGTGTCGTATTTCTGGCGAAGTTGCTCCGCACGATCCGACGCGGCGGCGAGCTCGCCGGCGGCCCCAGACTGTTCACGGCGGCGCCGCGCGATCCCTTCAGGGCCTTCCTTGTAAAGGTTGAACTGCTGCGGGTCCAAGCCCATCATGTTCGCGGCCAAAGCGGCGCGCGCACGATCGGTCTTGTACAGGTCGGCCACGATGCGGGCCCGAGCCTGCAGGTAGGTATTCCCGTCCTTCAGGTCCTCGGCTTTGCCCCCGAACTGGAAGAACGCCGGCAGCGTCTCCGCCGCCATTCCGCGCTTGAACTTCGCGACCTGGTCGGCGGATTCCTTGAGCTGGTTCGTGATCCCTTCGACCGAGCCGCCCGCGTTCTTTGCCGCCAGCTGCCATTCGGCCAGGTCCTTGGCGCTCATGTTCAGGTTGCCCGACAGTCGAGCGAGGCTCGCCGTGGATTCCACCGTGCTGGACACGAAGTTCTTGATGCCCATGCCGGCGGTAAAAACCGCCAGCAGGGCCAGGGCCTCGTTGCGGACCTTGCTGAAAAACATTGCCGCCTGCTTGCCGCGCGCCTCCATGTCCCGAGCCGTTCGTGCAGTCTCTTCACGGGTGTGCTTCAGCGATTCGTTGGTCTCAGCCGAGCCGCGCTTGAACGCCTTGGCATCCAGACCCAGCGTAACAACCAGGGCGTCAATTACGGTAGCCATGCTATTTTCTCGCGTTCGCTATCGCTTCTTGGTTGTGCGCGTCGACCGCGAACACCTCAAGCAAGTTGTAAAGATCCTCGGCACCGTAGACCGTCTGCAAATCGCGCAGCAGGCCTGGGTGCCGAGAAACCACCGCCCCAATATTGCCGGGGATGTTCCGGTACCGGATCAGCCGCGGGGCGCCGCCGTGCCACGCTTGGAGGCCGAAGTCGATTGGGCGGCGGCCATAGAAAAATCCATGTGCAGCCCCAGCACGTGTTTGCGCAGTTTCAGCAACGTGGACACTTCCTCGATGTCATCGGCGATGAGCGCGCGCACCACATTCGCGCTCGGCTGGATCTGCACGCACCCCATCATGCTGTCCAGCAACGGCTTGGCGCTCTCGTAGGGCAGTTTGGTCAGCGCGGTCATGCCCAGAGCTGCGACGCCAGCCAGGCCCGCCTCCGCGATATTCTCGGGGATCTCCACGCCGGCGTTCATCAGGGCGAAAAGAGCGCGGCCAGCCCAGTCCTCAGCCTCATAGGCCGATAGCTCGGTCAGCAGGAACACCTTCCCCTTGTCGCGCCCCTCGGCGCTGATGGTCACTGTTTCCTGTTTTCTCGCCATATCACACCAGTGCCGGGGAGACGTCTTGCCAGGTGATCTGGAACGTCCGGGGTTGCAGGATGGTCCGCGCGGTCGGCGCTGGCGAAATCTGGGTCAGCACGCCGCGGGACATGGCGTACTTGCGGTTGGTCGACGGGATGCCCAGGGTGCCGTTGCAATAGAAGACCTCGCGCGCGGTCTTCATCGCCGCGAGATACGCTTCGAAGACGATGAGCGAAGGCGAGTCCGCCTGGATGGAGATGGTCTGGATGCTCATGAACGGCGTGTAGCCGGCGGACATCCTGCCATCAACGCCCATTACCACCTGGGCGGGCTGCACCGCCTCGAACGCGAAGGCGTCGTCGGTGGCATAGCCCTCGATTTTCTGAGCGACGGGAAACACCCCGGCCACCGCCAGATAGAGGACGGAGTTTGCGCTGGTGAGAGTGGACATGTCAGAGGGTCCTTACAGGACGGCCAAAGAGGCCAGGGTGATCTGCTGGACGGAACCGCCGTCCATGTACCAGAACGTCATCGGCGGCGTGCCGCGCGCCTCGCGCACCTGCGGCGTGGCGTCCTTGATCTGCAAATACCAGCCGCGGGTCTGGAGCGTTTCGGAAATATCGACGCCGGCCTGGTTGTTCACCTGGGCCTTCTGTTGCGCAGAGAGCGTCACGCCGGCGCGGATGGAGCCGAAGTTCACTCCAGCGTTGATCGGATCCAGGCAGGCCGCGTCGATCAGTGTGTAGCCGTCCAGGTTGTAGGGGATCGAGTTCACCTGCGTGAGCAGCGTCATCAGCGCCTGCTGGAACGCAGCGTTCTGCCAGATCTGGTTCACATAGGTGTCGATCCACTTCCAGTTGCCGCTGATCTGCCCAGGGTAGAAGAAGCGGAAGCGGTCATTGCTGGTCGCGTAGTCGCCATAGAAGTTGTAGCCGTTGTCGATCAGCGTCTGCGCGGTGGTGGCGTCGGTCACCGAGAACGCCAGGCCCGACTGGCTCTTGAAGGCCAGGGTGATCCGGCCGTTGGTGCGCGCGAAGTCGATCGAGGCCACCGCGCCCAGGACGAATGCAGCATGCTGAATGTCCTTGAAGACCGGCACCGAGCCGGAATACTCGTTCGCAGCCACGCGCGCGGCCCAGCTCGTGGTGCTCCCCTGCTGCGTGGCTGCAACGTCGGTGTCCCAGCCCACGTAGACGTAGCGGTTGCCTTGGCTGTTCGTCCACGCCGAGAAGGCGACCTTGCCGTCCGTATCGGGCTCGAACGTCGCCATGAACGACGCCCAGTTCTGGGTGATGTCCGTGATCGCGCTCATGTTCGTGGCAGGAACGCCGGCGGCGGCGCCCTGCGACAACACCGCGCCGGCGGCCTGCGTCAGCTTCAGGCCGGCCGCGATCGTGCCGCTGCCGTAGCTGATGGTGCTGGCCGCGCCGTCGGTGGCCGAAGTGATCACGAAGGCCGCGCGCTGCGCGTCATAGGTGCACGACGCGCCGAACGACGTGAACGCCGCCTGGATGATCGAGGCGGCGTTCGAGAAGCTGGTAGCGGCCGACAGGTTGATCGTGCTGGACGTCTTCGGGGTGCCGTCCACGGAGACGGTGAGGACGCCCGTCAGGGCCTGCAGCTGCGCCAGCGTGGTCGACGCCATCGAGCCGCCTCGCACGTAGGCGGCCACGGCCTCGGTCGGATACTGGGCGAACAGCAGGTTGCCCGGCTTGCGCGTCGAATTGTCGAAGCCGTTGAAGTAGATGCCGGCCAGCGTCGCCTCGGTGGACGTGGCGCCGAAGAAGCGCTCCACATCGCGCGCCGTGGCGAAGCTTTGGACGGTTCCGACCGGCACAGCCGTATCGGTGGTCAGGATCAGGCCGTTCAGGTCGAGCGCCGATCCGCCGGCGCCGATCACGCCAGGGACGACCTGGACGATTTCACTGGCGGGAATGGACATAGCTTTAAGCTCCCGGAGGGTAGGTAGTGTCGACCTCGACGAAGTCAACGTGAAGTTCGTCCGCAAACTGCTGCGGCACGGTGATGGATGGGTTGAACTGCAGGACCGCGTCGACTGACCAGCGTTCCAGGTACTGATCCTCGCCGGTAAAGAACGGCAGTTGCCGCGGCTCACCGGTGTAGAGCGGCTGCGCGCCGCTCGTCTTCAGTGCGTCGCAGCCGTAGGAGCTGCGCAAAGCGATACAGATGGCCAGGGCCAGGTCCTGCGCGCCGTCGCCGTAGCAATCGACCTGGGCGTTCCACTGGGTGGGCCGCGTCAGGGTCATGGTGCCGGCGCTCGGAACATCCGCGTAGGTGGTGCGAGGAAGGGACAGCGCGGGGGCCAAGGTCGGCGTGATGTACACGTAGCGGCCCCTGGGCGGCGGCACGCGGTTTTGCTGCCCGCGTACCACCTCGACCTGGTCGCCCACGATCACCTGAACGAACGCGCCCAGCGCCTCGACCAGCGCGTCCTCGGTCATGGAAACAGGGATGCTCATGGCGCCGCGTCCATCTGAAGGGTCGCACCGACCTTGCACCAGTCGGGCCAAGTCTCGAAAACCACGGTCACCAGCCACACCTGCCCACCGAATACCAGCAGGTCTCCGCCCTTGGCCAATGGACGAACGACGCCTTGGGTGTCGCCGTACATGTACACGCTGCGCTGCACGCCCTGGATGTTCTGCGCCTCGAGGTGCGCCAGGTCCTTGCCGCTGAGCGGCTGAACCTGGAGGCGCGCGGCAACGTCCGGCTTGTACTTCGGCACCTGCTTGCGTCCGGCGCCGATCTCGAAGCCGTCGCTGGCGCGCAGCGTGCCGTCGATCATCGGGTTGACCGCGGCGATGATCGGGCCGGCGATTCCGTGCAGGTTCATGTGTCGACCTCGTAGTCCACGCTGTTCATCATGTGGCCGGTATCGACCAGCGGCTTCGCGAAGCCCTTGCGCGCCACCGTGACGGGCGAAAGACCCGGGGCTTCCAACTGCCGGATGGATTCCTGCAACTGGCCCTTGATGCCCTCGCCCATCTGGCCGAGCGTCTTGTCGATGTCGTAGTCGTTGTTCTTGGCCACGGCGCCCAGGGCGCGCGGCCAGTCCTTTTGCTTCTCGGCGATCATCCCCCGGAAGAACGGTCGCGGCGGCTGGTTGCGGTCAGGCCGGCCGAACTCGTTGATGGCGGCCACAAGGGCGACCGGGGTTCCGTCCGGATAGGTTGCTCCTTCCAAGAATCCGACGCGCAGTGTCCCTCCGTCCCCGAGCTTCTGGGCCAGTTCTTCCAGCCGCTTCACCAGCGCCTGGCCACCCTTCAGCTCTACGGACGCCATGGGATCACCACCGGGACCGCGTAGCCCGTCGGCGCGGGCCGATAGCGGCCCACCCGATACTTGGCCGTGGCCTCCCAATACTGGGCGCCATAGCCGGTCTGCGCGTACCACTGCGCCGAGCCAGGCGCGACGTTGTACTCGGCCGACACCGACACCGAGCCTTGCGTGGCGCTGCTGATCCGACCCACCAGCGGACGCGGACCCTGGCCGTTCTCGCCATAGGTCAGCGCCGCCACGTGGGCCGTCAGCAGGTACAGGAGCACCTTGCGCTCGTCGACGTCACAGACCGCGCTGCTGTCCTTGTTGCTCAGGTACAGCGTGGCCATGCTGAAGGCATGGTTCAACTGCGCGTCCGTGAGCGTGGCGAAGGACGGGTAGATTTGCCGGAACTCGGCAGGGTCAAAGACGACGACAGCCATGGGCCGCTCCTAGTTTTTCTGATCGGGCACGCGCTCGAGGCCCTTGCCGGGCTTGTCGGGGTCCAGGCCTTCCAGACCGCTCTTTTCGCCCTTGCGTTCCTTGGCCTTCGAGATGGCGCTGCGTTCGCCGCCCTGGGCGAAGATCAGTTCCTTCTTCAGCGGCTGGAAGTCGGGATACAGCTTCGTCCAGGCTTCCCAGAAGTCGGTGTCCACTTCGGTGAGGCCATGGCCTGCGATGGCTTCCGGGTGGTTGGCGCCATTCAGCACCACCGGCTGTTTAGCGCCCGGGACGTCCAGGACCAGCCCATTGGGCAATTTGCACGCGACGGTAACGGTCGACATTTCTCATCCTCGAATAAAAAAGGGGCGCCGATTTGGCGCCCCTGGTCGTTGCAGCAGGCCTGCGTTACACGCCGATCATGCTGGCGATGGCCATCGGAACCTTGATGACGGCGCCCCACGTGCCCTGCGACTTCTTCTGCTTGAAGCTGGAGGTGTCGCGGACGATGGCGTGCGCGCGCATCTTCTCGGTGAAGGCGGCGGTTCCCACGTTCTGGCCTTCGATCGAGTCGGCGATGAGCTGCACCAGCTGACCCGAGCCCGTGGCGTACTGCACGGCGGTCTCGACGGTCAGGTTGGGGAAGTTCTTGGCCAGCATGTCGCTGACGTTGACGTTGAACTGGTTCGTCTTCGTCAGGTTGACTTCGATCTCGGGCGACATGCACAGCTTCAGCTTGTCGCGGCGCGTGACCAGGCCACGCGTCTGCGTCACCAGCTGGCCGTAGATCTTGACGATGTCGTCATAGACCCCCTGGCCGTCCTTGCCCGACCAGAGCGTCACGCCGCCGACCGAGATCGGAGCGACCGGCGCCGACAGGTTCGGGTCGTTCAGCAGGCCATAGTTCTGCAGGCCGGCGATGCCGAAGAAGTAGCTGTTGTCCTGGAACTTGTTCAGCACCAACGCGGATGCGATGTTCAGTTCCGACGCCCAGTTGATCTTCGCCAGACCTGCCATGTCCAGCTCGCGCTCACCCCATTCCGTCATGGTTTGGTAGTGGTACGACTGGCGCTGCGGGAAGTTGGTGTTCGCGCCGGCGCGGCCGTTGTTGTTGAAGTCGCCGTAGGACGACACTTCACCCGTGGATTCCACCACCGGGAAAGTGGCGGTCAGGGTCGTCCAGTCGCCCTTCTTCGACTCGCCCAGGATCACGGCGCCCTGCATCGGCGTCGTGAGCACGCGGGTCAGCTCGGGATCGATGTAGTTCAGCAGGTAGCTCGGGATGCCCGAGTTGCTGACCGTCACCAGCGGGCCGGCGGCATCCATGGCCAGAGCGTAATCGTGGCGGAACTCGTCGGGCAGATAATCCATGGCGCCCGGGAACACGATGCCGAAGTGCTTCTCCAGCAGCGCGAGGTCTTGGTTTCGTTTCATGTCTTACCCCAGGTTGGTGGAGGTGATCTTGATGAGCGCGCCGATGGCACCCGCGCTCGCGACGAACCATTCGGTTTCGGTGCTGCCCGCGATGGTGGCGCCGGCCGCTCCGGTCGAGATGGTGCCGTCGGTGTTCGAGGCGAAGACCTTCTGGCCGATCGTGGCGACGGTCTTGGTGGCCGCCCAGAAGTCGCCCAGGTTGTGCAGGGTGACGCCCAGCCCGGCCGGAATGAGCATGGTGGCCTCGGCCAGCCAGATGGTGATGACGCCTTGCTGCTCACGGTGCACGAAGCCCGTCGGCACGCCGGAGCCTCCGTTCGTGACCTTGCCGTTGGCGTCGGCCCAGGCGAAGCGACCGACGGTCACGCCGACGGTGTCCGCCACCAGCGCGCCGGGGCCGGCCAAGACGGTCGAACGCGGGTTCGAGCTGGCGAAGTCACCAGCCACCGCTGCGGCGGGTTCGATGTAGACCTGTTTCTGGAAGCCCATTTAGATCACCTTCGGGATGTGCGGGAAGCGGTCGCGGAAGCTCTTCTGAGCGGCCGAGTCCATCGCCACACGCGGGGTTTGCGGAGCCTGGTCTTGCGTCAGGGCCATTTTGACCAGAGCGCGGTACGCCGAGGGCGGCGTATCGGTCAGGTCGATGCCCTTGGCGTCCAAGGCCATCTTGTAGACCGCCTCGGCCGAGTCCTGGGCGACAATCTCGCCGAGGATGGGCCGGCATTCCTGCTCGGCAGTGCGAATCGCGGTCATGCGCGCGATGGCGCCTTCCTCGCCTGCCTTCTGGGCCTTGGCCAGCGCCTGGTCCATGGCCTGCTTGGTCACCGGCGCCGGCGGCGTTCCGGGAGTGGGCGGCGGCTCGTCCTTTGCCGCGGCCGGCTCGCCCAGGGCGGCCATGACGCGCGCGGCTTCTTCCGGACCGAGCTTCTCGCCGAGCATCTCGCGGATTTTGCCCATGAGCTCGTCGTCTTGGGCGACCGGTTCGGGCGTGTCGTCGTCTTCGTCTTCACCGATCGGCGCCACGGCCGGGTCGGTGAACACCTCGATGACCTCTTTCAGGTCTTCCAGGTCGGCGTCATGCGCCAGCTTGCCCTTGAAGTGGTTCTGCATGGCACGCACGATGCGCGGCACTTCCGATTTCAGGCTCTTGCGGCTGACGCCCTTCAGGAAGGGGGTCAGGTCGCCCAGTGCCGCATCCTGGGCCAGCCGGGGCCGGATATGCGCCCCGAGTGCCCCGGCGACGACGGCGGCGGTTTTCGTCAGTTTCATTTTCGGGATCTCCGAAGGGTTGAGGGTACTGCTGTCGCCTACGACGACGTCCGGGCCTGCGCGGCCCACTTCGACAAGCGCGACGTGATTGCCGCGGATGTCTCGCATTACCCCGTCGTGTGCGACGCCCTCATAGACACCGGGCGTCATATCGGCCCGGTAGCGATAGGCGCTCGAAAGCTCCTTTTGCTCTTCGGATTCGATGAGCGCGATCGCGACGGCGTCCCACACGACGAGGGAATTCTTCAGGTACGGCGCCTGGTAGGAGGCGTTCGAACCCGTGGCCCCGACCACGAACTCTTTCTGCGGCTCGGCGGCCGAGACGGGGATGTGCTTGGACAGCAGCGGGATGTTGTTGAAGGTGGACGCGGCGCGCGCCAGCTCTTCCGGGTCCCTGAGCAGGAAGTAGATGCGGTTGGCGTCAAGCCCCAGCACTTCCCAGTCCGGGATCTCGTTGCCGCGGTAAGGGTTGACTGTGGCCTTGCTGATGTTGCTGATCTCGACGTGCATCCGGCCGTCCACGTCGATCGTGCGGACGGTGGCGCGGTCGAAGGCCAGGCCCTGACGGTTCTGCTGTTTCATGGGTCGAATCCCGGGATGATGCTGATGGCCACGCAGCGGCAGTTCGGCAGCTCGCCGGGGCGGATGTACTCGCCGTCGATGAGCATGCCCTTGTCCACGTCGTAGACATTGCCGTCAGCCTCCTGGTGCGACTTGCGCGGGTGCTTGCCGCCGCGCGAGTGCCGCCACTTGGCCTGCTTGATGCCCAGGCCCTGCTGGCGCACGCGCGTGATGGTGGCCGTGGCCTTGTTGTTCTGGTCGCGCGCGATGAACGCCGCGCGCCGCTTGGTGACGCCGTACCGCTTCTGCAGGTCATCGACCAGGCCTTCTAGGTCACGGCCTTGCGTGACCGACCGCATGACCAGCCCCTGGACGTCCTGCAGGTGCTCGGCGGCGATGGACTTGATCAGCCCGACGTTCTCCTGCACGGTGGCCTGGAAGACGTCATTGGCCGCCCGGGTCAGCTGGAACTGGACGCTGAACCCCTTCTGCCGCAGGGCGTTGCGCAGCGAGACATCCGCCGCGCTCATCGAGGTCTCGGCGAACTCGCTGGCCACCGGCTGGGCCGCCTCATCGAAGCGCCGCTGCCATTGCTTGGCGAGCCGGCGCATCATCTTAGTCAGCGCCATGGCCGGGCTTTCGTCCTGGGCGATCTCCGGCACGTTGCGCCGGTAGGCCGCCGTCAGCCAGTACACCAGGGACCGCTGCATTTCGTCGATGAGGCGGTCCAGGCGCTTGCGGTAGGCGGCCTCGATCCCCTGGTTGGCATGCACAGGGCGCAGCGCCTGGTCGCGACCAGTGGGGGATACCAGGCCGGAGGCCAGTTCCGCCTGGAGCCGGCGCCCGTCGGCCGTGACATAGCGGCGACGCCGCAACATCTTGGCGCGATCGGTCTCAGGCATTGGCGTCTTCCTGCGGTTCGTCGTCCAGGGGTGGCGGTGCACCGGGCACCGAGTCAGGCATGCCGTCGGCGTCGTCGTCGGCCAGGTCCAGCGTGTGGTAACCGTTCGTCTCGTCTGCGGCGACGCGTTCGCGCACTTCCTGTGGGCTGATGGCGCCGGCTTCAACCAGGACCGTGTCGGTGTCCGCGTCCAGCTTGCGCACCTCGGCTTGTTCCTTCACGCTCAACTGCCACAGCGGCACGAAGCTGAAGGTGATGTCGGGGTCGATCTCGCCGAACTCGCTCAGCTGGATCACCTCCAGGCATTGCTGCAGCGGGTCGCGGAACACCGACTCCTGCGCCGAGTGCATGTCGTCGTAGAACACCCGGATTTCACCGTCTGCGGTCGCGTTCAGGCCGCTGGGGGAGATGCCCATCAGCTTGACCAGCGGGATGCCCGAGACGACGGAAAGCTGCTCCAGCGACTGGTTCTGCAGCGCGTCCAGCCCCGTCAAAGGGACGTTTTCGAAGCCGAATTCCTCAGATTCCTTGTCGATGGCATATGTGCCGCGGTTGTTGCGTGTCCGGTTGAAAACGTCGATGCGCCCATACACGTCATCGCCTGGCCCACCGCTCAGGATCGACTGCAGGTTTGTGCGCAACACCGGAATCGAAAACCCGTCGATCAGGTTCGACACAGCTTGGCGCGTCTTCAGCCAGTTGTTCACGTACGGGATGGCCAGTTGCGTCATCGACATCCCGCCGAAGTTGTACGACGGCTTCAGCAGGTCCGGCACCTCACGCGACACGATGTTCAGCAGGCGGCTGGTGTGCACCTGGCGGCCCAGCACAAACCAGGACGTCGGCTTATAGAAGTCCGGACGCATGGGGTTGTCGCTGTTGTAGAGGTACGGCGTGGTCCAGACCGGGTCGATGACCTTGAAGCCCACCAGCGAGCCCTTGGCGATCTTGGCCGGGCTCTTAACCAGGATGGACTTCAGTTCCTCCGGCTCGGCCCATGCCAGCATGCCGCTGGGCGTCTTCACGTCGATGTAGATCTGCGACCGGCCGAACAGACCGTCCTGCAGGGCAGCCAGGCGGAACTTCGCGCGCAGGCGATGCCGGCGCATGGCCTTCTCGATGATCTCGAGCTTGTCGCCCTTGTCGTCGTCGCCCTTCACTTCCAGCTTGATCCACTTCCGGGTCATCTCCTTCGCGATGACGTCGGACATCTTGCGGTACTCGGGGCGCTGGGACAGCTCGGCCAGATAGGGATAGCCGATGAAGCCCATCCCAGCGTGGGCCTCGCTCACGTAGGCGTAGACGGGGCTCATGTCCTCGTCCATCGCCAGCATGGCGTCCTTCTTGTCATCCGGGATGACGAAAGGCGCTACCGCCGGGCGCTTGAACTCGCCCACCGGCGCGGCAGCGGGTTCCGCCGGCGGCACATTGGCCAGGCCCAGGGCCTCCAGGCTGATCTTCATCCCGGGCTCGCGGCGCGCGGCCGGGGCCGGCGCAGATGCCGCTGGGGCATTCCTGCGCAGGATCCAGTCGAGTAGTTTCATGCACGCCTCAATGCGTCGGGGTTGATCTTCATCGGGCGCTTACCCTTGATGAGCGGACCCAGCGCGTAGCGAGTCGCATCCATATAGTGGTTGTTGGCGTCCACGATGTCTGTCAGTACGTCGCCGCTCAGGCGGTCGACCTTGTAACTGTAGAGCCTTGCTTCGCGCAGGGTCTGGGCACAGCGGGGATGGATGACTATTTCCTTGTAGGAGCGTAGGTGGGCGATGCCGTCCTCCACACTCCCTTTCCACTTGTCCACGCCAACGATCCGGGGAAGATTGGCGCGCGCGCTGTTTCCGCTGTTCTTGACGTGGCTGATCGTCTCTGGCCTGGCCGAGTCCGCACGCACGACATGCCGCTCGATACCGGGCAGGCGCTCGATCATGAAGTCCGCGATATCGTCATTCTCCAGGCCCACCTTCCCGGCCTCGTACTCAATCCATAGGCGGCTGTCGTGCACCCATAGCTTGACGCCGGCCGTGGGGTCCTGGCTGAAGCCCCAGTCCAGCCCGTAATACGGGCCATCCCACCCAGCCGCGGGCTCGAACTCTGCGACCCGGTACTTGTTGGCCAGAATCTGCGCCTCACTGTTCTCGCGGTAGGCGCCGTCCCATATCCAGGCATAGGTCTTATCGTCCAGGCGCTCGCGGTCGTTAAGCCGCTCCTGCTCTAGTACATCCGGGAACCAGGGGTTGTCCGAATAGTTCAACTCGACGATCTTGGCGCCGGCTGGCGGGGTCTTGAAGAAGCGCTGATCGGTCGGGCTACCGTCGACTTCGGGGTTCCAGGTAATCCAAACCTCTGACCCGTCTTCCCGGACAGTCGGCAGCAGCTTGATGTATGCCGTCTCGCTGACGTTCTCTGCCTCGTCGATCCAAGCGATCAGGATGCGCGCCTTGGACTTGATGCTGTCCAGGTTATGGCGCAGACCGGCGAAGGCGTACCAGACCCGCTTATTGCGCGTCCGGATGTACTTCTCGCCGATCTCGAAATAGGCATCCAGCCAGGGAACCGAACGAATCGCCTGCTTGACCTCCTCCATCGAGGAGTCTTCCAGGCTATTCATGTACTCCCGCCCGCATAGGACCACGCCCGACACGCCGGCCTGGGCGAACATGTAGGCCCGCACCGCCGTCATCAGCGCGAAGCTGCGCGTCTTTGCGCTACCCCGGCCACCCTTTGCCCCCCTGTACCGCGCTTCACCGGAGAACACCGGGATCAGCTTAGGAGGGAGTTGGATTTCAGCCGTCGTCACCTGGGGCAACCAATTGGATCGTCGTGGGCATTG